GATGCGCGGGTACTTCGCGTTGCCGAGAGAGGACTTCGAGGGCACGCTCTGGGAGGAGCGCCGGCCTCGGACGAAGTTCGAGGCCTGGCTTGACCTGGTCCGCATGGCGCAGTTCTCAGAGGAGCCGCAGGAGATCGTGGTGGGGATGCGGACCGTCGCTTGCCATTACGGCGAACTGTTCGCCTCGATGCGGGAACTCGCTCTCCGCTGGCGGTGGAGCAAAACGAACGTTGTTCGGTACATCAAGATGCTCCAAGACTGTGGCAACATCGGCACGGAGCCGGGACGCCACATGACACGCATAAGTATAAGCGACTACGCGAGATACAACGCATCCCGGTACGGAGACGGACCGCAAAGCGGAACGGAGACGGAACGGAAGCGGCACGGAGACGGGACACCTTGTAGTAAGAAGGTAAAGAACGTCAACAACGTACAGACCCCCCTCTCTGTTAGTCTCTCCCCCCAGGTGCAGGGCTTCGTGCTCGCGGGGGAGGAGGTGGGTCTTTCGGTTCCGACGGCCGTCCAGCTTTTCCTTCAGAGCCGCGCCGGCGATCACGTCCTGGACCAGTTCGGCCGTCAACTCTCGGTTGCTGTACAGGACCACGGCGCCGTGCCCCTCAACCGCGCGCTCCGGGAACTCGGCGGGACGCTCCAGGGCGGCCACGAACCGAAGGCTGCCCGCAACCTCTGCGCCTACTTCGCCCCGATCCTGGAGCGGGCCGTGGGCAACTACGCAAAGGAACTACGGCAGCGGGCGGAGTGGGAAGCGCAGGAACAGCAGGACCAGGGCAAGCAGGAACAGACAGAGGAGCAGCGCACGAAGACCAAGGCTCGGATCGACAGGATCGCGCAGCGGCTCGGCGCCCGGCCGACCGGAGAGGTGGACCTAAGCAAGCGGCGGATGCAGCTACTGCGCCAGCTCCACCTTGACGGAGAGAAGCGCCAGCCTGGCGAGGAGGTGGCGTGATGGTCACGGGCGCTCAGGTCGGCTCTACGGCGCGCAGCATCAGAGGCAACCGACTGCAAGCATCCCCTGGGCCAGGGCGCACCACGGCGCTCACACGCGCTCACGGGCCGCATCCGAGCGGGGGATTCAGGACCCAGGGACATTCGCGGGTCCTTCTGCGCGATAGAAGAAGGCGGGTAAATATCACCTCAGTTCTCGCACGAAACTCGGGCCGCAAAAACAACCATTAACGAAAGCGCCAGCGGCAGGACGCGGAGTGACCACACGTGCCGAAGCCAGAACGAACGCTACGCAAAGAGGACGTCGCGGACATCTACGACGTCCATCCGAACACCGTCTTGAAGTGGGCGCGCGAAGGTTGCCCACACAGCAAGACGGGCACGCACGGCGCATACGCATTCAACAAGGCGGAGATCGAACAGTGGCTCCAGGCGAAGGGAAGAAACGGATTGCCTGGGCGCCCCGTCGAGAGCGGGCCTTCGCGCGGCTTCGCCCGTGCGCGTCTACAACACGAGGTCGAGAAGGCTCTGCTCACGCGGACGAAACGGCTCAAGGCAGAGGGCGCTCTCCACGACGTGAACGAGTGTCGACAGCGACGGCTCAAACAGATTCACGCCGTCAAGGCCTCTCTCCTCTCGCTCCCGCGTTCGGTTTCCCCCGACCTGGTCAAGAAGCGAAAGCGACAGATCGAGGCGATTCTGCTGGAACGCGTCAAGGATATCATCCGCCAATTTGCCAACGGTGAGGACGTCGATGTCGATTGAAGCCGAGACGGTCCAGCTCTGGAATGCAGAGGAACGGGCGGCCTGGTCGCTCCCGATAGACAAGAAGCCGTCTCAGTGGGCGGAGGAGAACCGGATCCTCGGCGTCGAGGAGAGCAACATCCCCGGCCCCTGGCGAAACGACAACGCACCCTATCTGCGCGGCATGATGGACATCGCAGTCGCCCCCGGCGTGATCCAACTTAACATCAAGAAGAGCGGCCAGGTCGGGGCGAGCGAAGGCGTCAGGAACCTCATGCTCTATTGGGCGGCTCTGGAACCGGACCCCGTGGGGCTTGCCTTGCCCGATCGGGTCGTCGGTCGAAGGATCACGACGAACCGGGTCATTCCCGCCTTTCGCAACACGGCGGCCACGCGGCGCTTGTTCACCGATCGGAAGAAGGACATCAAGGCGGAGCAGATCCGCTTGGTCAATGGATTCGTGCTCCACCTAATGTGGGCCGGCAGTAGCAGCTCCACCTCGAGCGAGCCGATGCGTCGCAACATCAACGATGAGGTGGACAAGCCTGGCTTCAGCCAGTGGGGCGGCCAGGAGCCGAACGCGATCGGTCGAACGTGGACGCGGCTACGCTCCTACGAAGACCGCAAGCTCCAGATCAACATCAGCACCCCGACGAACCGTTACGGCAACATCCACAAGCTCGTCGAGGCCAGCACCTACGTCCTCGAGTACCTGGTCCCGTGCCCGCACTGCGGCGAGCGTCAGAAGCTTATCTTCCGTCAGCTCAAGTGGGAGACCCCGAAGGGAAAGCGAACGCACGAGGACAAGATCGACCTCGCGGACAAGATCGAACGGGACGAGGCCGTCTGGTATGAATGCGCCCGCTGCGGCCACCGCATCCGGCCGGACGAGAAAGCCCCCCTGGTCCGCGCCGGCCTATGGGGAACGCTCGACGGTGAGATCACCGACGCCGAGTCGATTACGGAATGGCCGCGAGGAACTCGGCTTGCCATGCCGATCTCCGTCTACAACTGTCTGTGGGAATCCTGGGCGAGTGTCGCGGCGGAGTTCCTGCGCGCCGAGGGCGATCGGTCAAAGACCTATACCTGGCGGACCGAAACGTGCGGCGAGGTGTGGGAGGAACAACTCGAACGGCCGCGGCCGTCCCTCTACGCGGGCAAGTCGGAGCGGGCGCGCCTGGACGAGGGAATCATTCCTGCGTGGACCGCGAAAGTTCTGGCGACGATCGATACGCAACACGATCACTTCTTTGTGGTGTTGCGCGCCTGGGGCCCAGAGATGCGCAGCCAGCGCATCTTTCACGGGCGGGTGGAGAGCTTCGAGGACCTGGACCGCCTCTGCTTTCGCCAACCGTTTCCCGTGGAGGGGGGCAGCGCGCCGCCCATGCAGCCGGAGATGGCCCTGATCGACTCCGGCGGCACGAAACTCCGAGGCGAGTCCGCCAGCCGAACCATGGAAGTGTATCGGTGGGTCCTGCGGCGGGGATCGCGGGTGCGCGCAATCAAGGGCGCGGAGGAAGCAGGACGACATCGGCCGGGACTTTACATTTGGCCTGGCAAGGGTGTTCTTGACGACGGGCGGGGACACAAGGGCAAGGGAAAGACGCTGCGGATTTGGTTCCTCGACAAACACCACTTCGGCGATCTGCTTCATGACCTGGTCACCTGCGGCGTGGCGGACGAGGACAACCGCGCGGAGAAGTGGCTGCTCAACAAGCGGAACGATGAGGATTACAACTCGCAGCTCGCAAGCGTGCAGAAGATTCTCATGGAGGCGCGGGGCCGCCTGGTTGAGCGGTGGATGCCCGTCGAGGAGGCGGCACAGGACCACTATTGGGACTGCGAGAATTACCAGGTCGCGGCAGCCTACATGACCAACGTTGACCTACTGCCCACCGAACGCGAGATGAACGAGCATCGCAAGCAGGCGGAGCAGGAGCGACAGGAACGGGAAGGGGCGGCGAGGCGCCGCCGCAAACAGAGAGGGAGCGGGTGGGACATCCGCCCCTGGGACGAGTAACCCCTTAACGGGAAGGAGGGCCACGTGACGGCCAAACAGAAAACAGTCACGACGGAGGCGGTGAGGGACGCGGTCAAAATGGACAAGGCTCGGCTTCAGCTCGCGCTGTCAACGGAGCGGTGCCGGCACTGCGGACAGACCGGCGCCTGGATCATCTACAAGGTGGACGGCCAGGTGCGCTACGTGAAATGTCGGGGATGCACCCGCAACAGCAAGGTCATCGTGAAGCGGGACGCCATCGAACTCGAGGAGCAGCTCAGCGAGCAGGAGGGCGCGGAGCTGCGGAACCTCCAGGACGGAAAAGGCCAGGAGTCAGAAGGCGAGAACGCCGAGAAAAAGTAGAGGCGCCGCAGGGCGCTTAGGAAGGAGCAGACCATGAGGGAGGTTCGGATCATCATGCGCTTCGGGCAGACCGGCGAGGTCGCTCGGGAGCGCACAGAGGAAGGGGACGTGCGCGTTGGTATCTATGGCGCGCCCGACATTCAGACGGCCAAGCTGCCGGAGGGATGGGAATTGGACGCCGAGCGGGGAGCGGCCTATTCGCCCCCGGCCAACGGCAAGAAAGAGGAGAAGCTCATCGCGGAGGCCCTGGGCGTGGTGAAGCAGCTCTTGGAATCTAGACGGCGCCCCGACAACTCGAAGAAGAAGGCAACGGGGAAGAAGGACAAGGCATAGTGGGATACCACTGGTCCAAACCGGCAGCGCTCGAGGTCCTCGACGTCCTCGAACAGTTCGGCGGCTCGGCAACGACGGACCAAATCTTCCAGGAGATTTATCGCCGAAGCCGCCGGCGCCTGGTGAACAACTCCATCACCAGCCTGCGGAAGTGGGCGGAGGAGAAGTTCGGCCTCACGGGCGCGGACGTCGTTAGCTGCAAGCGAGTGGGGACCTCAGAGCATGACAAGCCGGTGTTCCGGTACACACTGACGCGGGAGTTTCGCCGACGGGTGGCGGAGAAGCGCCGGGGAGCGAACGGGAAGCCGAGCGGACCGCCCGTCCAGACGGGTCTTTTTGCAGAGGGGAGGCACTGCGGGTGAGCAGGAAGAAAAACAAAAGACCGTTGCGGCTTGAATACGTCGAGGCGGGGAGCCTGGACGCCGACCCGGCTGGGCCTCCAGTCCGGCCCGAGCCGCGAGGTAGTCTTCCCGATTATCCAAAGCCACGGGTGGACGAGGCGTGCCGGCAATTGGAGCAGCGCCAAGACGTCAATGGCGACTCCCTGCAGCTCGCGTCAACACACTTACTGTGTTCGGTGCGGCGGGAAGGAGAGGCGCGATATGCTTGCGCGGACAGCCAGCGCGCATCGCACCTGCGCGTGGTACGGAGCGACTTCTTTCCGAACGACAACGCTTGGTTTGTGGTGGCAGAACGGGGACCGATGCTTGCCAGGGCAAGCGGCGGCGGTGACCCCCTCGGCGTTTACTACCAGCTTATGTTCGTTCCTGGCGTCGTGGACGAGGCGAAGCCGTTCATTGCTGCGGGGCTCAAGGGATTTGTGGGGATCGGTGCACCGTGGCTCTTTCAGGCGAGCTTTCGATAGGCGGCAGCAGAAATAGAGAGGGAGTACATCCCATGGAGGCAGACCCGCTGGCACAGAAGATGAAGAAGCTCCGCAAGCGCCTGGGCATGACTCAGGAGCAAGTGGCCCGAGACCTGGGAATTACTATGAACTCGGTCGCCATGTGGGAGCGAGGAGAGCGCACGCCGACCGGACTCTACCGGAAGGCCCTGGAGAACTGGATCGAGCAAAAGGACGGGAGGAAGAAGTGAGCGTTTCAGGGACAAAAGAATGGTCGGCGCATTCGGTGAACTGCTACGTCGGCTGCCCGCACAACTGCCGGTACTGCTACGCGCGGGCCATGGCCCTACGGTTCGGAACGGTCCAGCCTGGAGAATGGGAACATCCTCGACTCCGGGAGTCGGAAGTTCGGAAGAAGCGCCGGCGCGTCAAGGGAACGACCATGTTCCCGACAACGCACGACATCACCCCCGAGATGCTGGAGCCCTGCCTGAGCGTACTTCGGAAACTGCTCGCCGCCGGCAACCGGGTTCTGCTCGTATCGAAGCCGCACCTTTCGTGCATCGAGCGAATCTGTCAGGAGTGCCGGCCCTACCGGGAGCAGCTCCTATTCCGGTTCACTATCGGCGCCACCTCGGACCGTTTCCTTTCCTATTGGGAGCCGGGCGCGCCTCCCTTCGCGGAGCGCCTGGCCGCTCTCAAGCTGGCGCGCTCGGAGCGGTTCGAGACGAGCGTCAGCGCGGAGCCGTGCCTCGACTTTGCGCACGTTGACCAACTGATCGAGGCGGTCCTTCCCTGGATCACGGATGCAATCTGGATCGGGAAGCTTAACAAGGCGCGGGAACGGACCCGCCTGGAGACGGACCAGGACCGCCAGGCGGTCGACTGGATTATCCACGCACAACGCGACGAGGTCCTGAGGGCCGTCTACGAGCGGTGGGAGGCGGACCCTCGCATCAAGTGGAAGGAGTCTATCAAGAAGGTGGTGGGCCTTCCCCTCGCCTCGAAACCGGGCCTCGACGTCTGAGACCTATTTACCATGCCGTGGTAAAGACCCCTTGACTCCCTCTCGCCTTCTCCCCTAAACTGCGGTCATGGACAGACGAAGCCGTGGGGACACAGACGCGGTCCCTGCGGCTTTTTTGTTTCTGTCCGGAGCGCCCGTGAGCACAGAACCCACCGACGCAGAACTTCTCACCGCCGTCAAGCTCGCCATCAAGGGCGTCCTGGAGGGGCCGGGCGCCAACTACACCATTCGCGGCCGCACGGTTGGGTCGCTCTCCCTGACCGAACTCATGGCCGTACGCAACGACCTTGAGCAGCGTATCGCGCGCGCCGACGGCAACGCGCGCCCGATGCTTCCCCGTTTCCGAACTCCTGGATAGGCCGACCTTATGGGACGCAAACGAACGCCGGCAGAGCAGCTCACACGCCTCGAGCGAGAGGCGGAGATCGAGGAGAAGCGGCTCGCCATCGAGCAGATGAAGCTCGACCGCCTGGTCGCCCAGGAGCGGCGCAAGCACATTAAGAGCTTGAGCACCTACGAGGCGGCGAAGAAGGACCGCACAACCCAGGACTGGCGCGCGCCGACGAAGACGGCCGACCAGGCCATCCTCCCCGACGCCGGCACCCTGAATGCGCGGGGCCGGCAGATTATCCGCGACACGGGGATCGGGCAGTCCATCAAGAACGGGATGCGGCGCGGCGTGGTGGGAATCGGTGTGACGCCCCGCTCGGCCGCACGGAACCCGCTCACGGGAGAGCCGCTCAAGGAGTTCAACGACCGCGTGGACCTCTGGTGGGAACCGTGGGCGACGACGCCGGAGTTCTGCGACGTGGAGGGGCGGCGGACCTGGGTGGAACACGAGGGCCTGGTCATCTGCGAGTTCACCGCCGTCGGGGAATCCTTCACCGTGCTCTCCTACGAGCCGCGCGCGGACATGGTGGGCCTCTGCCTTCAGGCGTTCGAGCCGGAGCAGCTCGACGATCGGAAGCTGCGGAACGAGGAGACCGGCAATCAGATCAAGGCCGGCGTCGAGGTGAACAAGTTCGGCCGTGCCGTCGGCTACTGGCTCCACACCGGGTCGCACCCGTGGGAGAAGTTTTCACGGGAGCCGACGTTCATTCCCGCCGAGCGTGTGCGTCACTTCTTCCGCCCCGAGCGCGTGCGACAGGCGCGCGGGGTAACCCTCATGTGCGCCGTGCTGCACACCATCCGGCACCTCGGGATGTACGACCATTATCAGATCATCGCCGCCCGCTACCAGTCATGCATCGGCGGACACATCGAGACCGGCAACCTGGAAGAGGCTACCGCCACGATGGGCCTGCCGCTGGAGGAAGGCGAGACAGGCAAGGACAGCCGATATGCGGACGAGATCGCCATGGAGCCCGGCATGATGCCCCGCCTGCGCCCCGGCGAGAAGATCGTCTACAACACGCCGACTGCTCCGGGCTCGCAGTACGACCCGTTCATGAAGGCGCAGATCGCGCGGATCGCCGCCGGCGTCGGGCTCGACTACGCCACGGTAGCGCGCGATTACAGCCAGGGCTCCTACACCTCGCAACGCCAGGGCCGCCTGGAGAAGGACCAGGAACTCGACCCGATTCAACTCCTGTTGATCGACACGGTGGGGCGGCCCGTGCGCAAGAGCTTCAAGACCTGGCTGATCCTGGAGGGCAAGGTCGAGGCGCCCGGCTTTTTCTCCGACCCGCTCTGGCAGTGGGCGTACCTCAAGGACGAATGGCAGGGGCCGCCGAAGTACTGGATCGATCCGGTCAAGCAGGCGGCGGCCGCGAAGATTCTTCTGGATTACAAGCTCACGTCGCGGAAGTCGTGGCTCAACCAGTTCGGCGCCAGCGTCGGCGACCTGTTCGCGCAGCTCGAGGAAGAACTCCGAGACGCCGCAGAGAAAGGCATCTCTCTGCCGGACGCCCAGGCCAAGGGCGAACCGGGCCGCCCGGTCGGGACGCCCAAGGAAAACCTGGCCGCGCTGCTCGGCGGCTCGGAGGAGATCGTCGAGGACCTGGTGCTCGATGTCTTCGGCCCGCAGCTCGGAGCCTACATCCTGAAACAGGCAAGGGAGGAAGCAAGTGTTCAGTAAGATCATCGCCCTGGCAAAGAGAATCGTCACGCTCCCGTATCCCGGAGAGCACAGCGCGCGCTTGAAGGAGCCGTCGGAGTTCGCGGAGGAGCCGGTCTGGAAGGACGGCAAGCCGGGCAAGATGCAGCGCACGAAGGGGAGCGGCAACGGCACGGTGCAGGGAAAGAAGGTGCCCGACACGATCTCCGTGCTATGGGGGAAGCTGAAGGGCAAGGCCGGAAAGGATGATCCCCCCGTGGCGCAGGCGCTCCGCTTCCCCGTCGCCGACTGGACGGCCGAGAAGGCGCAGGCCTGGCTGAAAGACAACGAGATCAAGGCCGTGAAGTTCGAGGCGGCCGCGAGCGCGCAGAGCCGCGCGGGCGAAACGTATCGGTGCGAGTGCCTGGACTGCGGACACACGATGGACTCGGAGCAGCACTGTCGGGACATCCGCTGTCCCAAGTGCGGGGGCGAGATGCGACGGGTGGAGCGGCCCGGACCCGGACAGCGAGCGCCCGCCACACAAAGCCGCGGAGCCGACGGCACAATCCGCCTGGCAACCGGACCCGCGCTCATGACGGAGGACCTGGACCTGGACCGGGAATCCGGCTTCATGCGGAACGTCTCGGTCATCACGATGGGCGAGGCCATCGGTCATGACTTCGAGGTGGACGGAGCACTGGTGGACCAGATCGTCGCACTGACCAATGCGCATCCTAAGGGCGCGCCGATTCACGCGTGTCACCCCGAGATCACGGGCAGGGACCCGATCTGGATTCGCGTCGGGCGGATAACGAACCTGCGTCGCGTCGGCAATCAGGCGAAGGGGGACGTTCAGCTCGGCGCGTACGCGCGCAGCAATCCGGCGGGCGACCTCTGGAACTGGCTCTTTGATCTGGCGGAGGACGAGGAGGCCCGTCAGAGCGTTGGTCTTTCGCCCCGCTTCGTGCCCGCGCCATTTGAGCAGCGCATGGGCGAGGCGGGCAATCCACTCCCACCGGCGGGCCGGGCCCGCCAAGTGCTCAGCATAGATTTCGCCGGCGAACCCGGCGCCAACCCCGGCGGCCTTCTGTCGCGGGGAGAGGGAGAGGAAATCGCGACTCTAACGGAGGAAGGACAGATGGACGAGGTCTTGAGAAAGTATCTGGAATCTATCGGCCTTGACCCGAACGCGTCCGAGGAGGACGCGCAGAAGTTCCTCGACGGCCTGGAGGGCGAGCAGAAGCAGGTCGCCGACAGGATCCGTGCGGGAGCGGGCGGCGAGAAGCCCAAGGGCGAGGGCAAGACGAGCCCCGAGCCGGAGCCCGTCGGCGCCGGCGCAACCGAAGGCGAAGAGCTCGCCCGGAAAGCGGCGGACCAGGCCATCGGCCTGGAGCGCAAGCGGACCAACGAAATCATCGGCCTCGCGCAACAGTGCGGCCTCGGCCGCGAGTGGGCCGACAAGCACATCCAGGAGGGCACCACGGTTCAGGCGGCGAAGGAGATCGCCCTGGGCGTGCTGGCCGAACGGCACAAACCCGTGAACCTCGGCAGCGGCTCGCTTCAGGCCGGGTCGATCTCGGTCGGTGCGGACCGCGACAGGGAGACGCTCGCGGGCGGAATCAGCGACGCCATCCTGCTCCGCGCGGGGTGCGCCCTGTATGAGTTCGACGAGGTGACGGGCATCGCCGTGCGCGACGAGCAGGGCCGCCTGAAAAAGCGGACGCCCCACGAGCGCGCTCAGCAATTCCGCGCGCAGAGCATCCTCGGCATGGGCCGGATGTTCCTCAGCTCGCTCGGCGTTCCGGACGCCATGACGTTGAGCAAGACGCGGCTCTGGACGGTGCTCATCAACCCGCGTGCGCTCGCGCAGGCCTACGGTTCCCAGGTGGTCGCTCTCGCGCAGAGCACGAGCGATTTCCCGTACATGCTCGAGGACTCGATGCGCAAGAGCCTCCGGGCGGCCTACGAGGAATCACCCCTCACCTGGCGGGTCTGGGCCCGCAGGGCCACGGCCCCCGACTTCAAGGACATCAAGCGGGTGGCCTTGAGCGAGGCGCCGGACCTCGTCGAGCGGAAGGAAGGCGGCGGGGTGGACTACGGCACAATGGGTGAGAGCCGCGAGGTCTACGCGCTCGCCGAGTACGTGGACGGCATCAAGCTCTCGCGGCGGGCCGTCATCAACGACGACATGGACGCCTTCAGCCGTATCCCCCGGCTCCAGGCCAACGCGGCGGGACGCAAAGAGGATGACGTCTGCTACGCCATCCTCACGGCCAATGCCGCGCTGGCGGACGGAACCGCGCTGTTCCACGCCGACCACAGCAACCTGGCGGGGTCGGGCGCCGCGCCGTCCTCGACCACGCTCAACGCGGCCCGGGCGGCCATGCGCACGCAGACCGGTCAGAAGGGCGCCAACCTTAACATCACGCCCGTCTTCTTCATCGGGCCGGCGAACCTGGAAGGCACGATCCTTCCCATCGTCGTGAGCGAGTACGATCCTTCCGGTTCGATCGCGAACGCGCAGAACATCTGGAGGGGCAAGCTCACGCCGGTCATCGAGCCGCGGCTCGACGCTACGGTGGATGCCGACACCGACAACAAGACCTGGTACCTGGCAGCCAACTCGGATCAGGTCGACACGGTGGAGGTCTGCTTCCTGGAGGACGAGCAAACGCCCGTCCTGCGCCAGGAGGTGGACTTCGACACGGAGGACATCAAGCACGTCGTGCGGCATACGTGCGCGGCGAAGGCGATCGATCATCGCGGGCTCTACAAGGACCCCGGCGACTAACCGTCAACAGGAGGTCGGGGGCCCCTCGGGCCCCCGGCCCCTGAGTCTCGCATAAAGGACAGAAAACCCAAGCAACCTCTTGGAGGAGAAGCAGGATGGACACTCTGGTCAGACATACGGGCCGGCTCGAGTACAGCAACGCGACCGGCAGCGACATTTCCAGCGGCGACCCCGTTCCCATCGGGAACATGCTGGCGGTGGCCGTGACGGACATCGACAACGGCGAGAGCGGCACGGTCGAGACCGTGAACGTTCACCGCCTGGCGGCGGAGGCGGACGAGGCCTGGAGCCAGGGCGACCAGCTCTGGTTCAACTCCTCGAACGCCAAGCTCAGCAACCAGGGCGCGCAGGGCTCGATCCCGGCGGGCACGGCGGCGGCCGCGAAGGCGGCCACGGCCACCACCGGGCAGGTGGACCTGAACCGCAACACGGTATTGTCATCGACATGATCAGCGACCAGGCTGATGCCCCCGCGAGCCTGACCGAAGGCGCCTGGATCAGCGTGGACGGCAACCAGGACATCGACTGCGAATCCGACGATGGCACGCACCGCAACGACGACAAGGACAGTGCGGTCAATCTCGGTAACGACGTCTGGTGTTCTCTGCTGATCGACTTCACCGACACGGCGGACGTGCGCTTCTACCTGGATGCCACGGGCGCGGGCGCATACGCCCAGGTGCAGGCGGCGACCACGTTCGACATGTCGGACTACACGGGGGGCCTCCAGCCTGCCGTGTTCCTCACAAAGTCTGGCGGCACCCAGGTAACGAACCTCGATGCGGACTTCGTCCGTATCGTCGCGTCTCGCTAAGGCACGTCCTTAGGCAAAGGCGGACCGTGAGGGAGGAGGGGACCAGGCTGTGGGCCCCCTCCGCCCTCGGTCTGTATCCGGCATGGACAGCGCACAACTCATAGCCGACGCCAAGAAGCTCGTTGCCGCAGAAGGGGAGGAGCTCGTCTACAAGCCCCGCTCCGGCGGCAGCCGAACCATCCTCGGCATTGTGGACCGCGAGGCGCCCCGCGCGATGGCCGAATCCCCGGAAGGCGTGCCGGCCTACAGCATGACCATCGTGCTTGTGAATCAGGCCGCCCCAAGCGAGTCGGATGGTGTGGGGGGAATCAGTTCGGCAGAACTCGACACGGGCGGGGACAAGATCACCGTCGCCCTGCGCATCGGGGGCGACGCCAAGGACAGACCCATCGCGGAGATACTGGGCCAGGACGAAGGAATGCTCGATGTGGGGGTGAGATAGATGGCGGGCGACGTGGAGGTCAGCTTTCGCGAGGACCAATTCCGGGAGGTGCGGCGGCTCCTGCGCTCGGTCCCCAAGGCGTGGCCGAAGGTCGCCTCGCGGGGAATCAACAAAACGCTCTCGACGCTGCGCTCCCGCTTCGTGAAGCGCACGTCCGCCCAGGCCGGCATTAAGCAGAAGGTCATCCGGGAGCACGTCAGGATCAAGAAGGCGACCCGCTCGGTTCTCTCCGGCTTGCTGCGGCTGTTGGGCGGGCGGATTCCTCTGATCGACCTGAAGGCGCGCCAGGACAAGAAGGGCGTGAGCTACACCGGCCGGGACGGCAAGCGGAGCAGCGTGCCGAGCGCCTTCATCGCGACCATGCCCTCCGGCCATACGGGAGTCTTCAAGCGCACCACGGGGAGCCGGCTTCCGATCCAGGAACTGTTCGGCCCCTCGCTCACCGGCGTCTTTGAGAAGACCGGCGACATCCAGCGGGAGACGATGGACGAGACGGAAGACCTGCTCGAGCACTACACCGCGCAGGAGGCGGACCGCGAATTGGAGCGGAGGAAGGGCTGATGGTCGAATTGATCGAACCCATTGTGGAGCAGATCGCCGCCGCCCTCGCTACCGCAATAGACGGAATCACCGAGGACAACGGTTACCTTCAGGACCTCTCCGCCGTCCGGCCGACGCGCCCGTCGTTCGATCCCGATACGGACGCGGCGCCGGAGAACGGCAAGGTGGTCATCGTCCAGACGGACCCGGAACCGGACTCGGAGAACTCCACGGAGGGCAACCCGCCGGCGCAGGCCTGGCTTCAGCCTTTCGCCCTCGTGTGTTTCGTCATCGCGAGCGACGCCTCGACCATGCCCATTGACACGCTGGTCAACCGCGCCCGCTGCGACATCGAGAAGAAGGTCATGGAGGATCCGCAGTGGGGCGGGCTGGCGCTCGATACCGAGCTGCACGGCTCGATGCGGTTCAACGAAGGGCAGGCCTCCAGCGGCGTTGTCGTCCTTATCGCCGTCCATTACCGGACGCGCGAGAACAACCCTTACCAATCAGCCTGAGAGGAGAGAGCCATGCTGCACCGTAAGCGAGTCCTTGCGGCCAAGATCGAAGCTACGCCGGGAACGGCGGAATCGCTCACCGCGAGCGAGGGCGCCTTCAACGTCCAGGACGCCGTCATCCAGCCGGAGACGGAGTTCATTCAGCGCATGGGCCAGAGCGCCTTCTCGCCTCTGCCCGGTTCGATTGGCGCGGAGTCGGGCGTCGCAACGTTCACCATCGAAGCCTGCGGGTCCGGAAACGCCGAAACTCCTAAGCCCGCCTGGGCCACCACGTTCCTCCCCGCGTGCGGCCTCGTTGCCACCGACAACGCCTATGCTCCGGTGAGCGAGGGTCCCTCGGCGGCGGGCGACGTGAAGACCGTCACGATCGGCATGTACGAGGACGGCCTTTTCAAAAGCATCAAGGGCGCCATGGGCTCGGCCGTCTTGACGCTCATTGCCGGACAGCTTGCCAAGATCGAGTTCACCTTCCGCGGCCTGTGGGTGCCCCCGAGTGACGTGGCACTCATTGCCCCCACCTATCCGACCGTTAAACCTCCGCGTTTCGTCAGTGCGAGTCTCCTGGTCGGGGGCGCATGGAGTCCGCGCGTCCAGCAGCTCACGTTCGACCTGGGCAACGACGTGCAGATGCGGGAGGACGCCAACACAGCGGAGGGCTACTTCACGGCCATGATCACCGACCGTCTCTCGGTCGGCTCGATCAACCCGGAGACGGTGCTCGTCGCCACCTACGATGTGCACAACAAGTGGCGGTCGCTCACCGAGCAATCCCTCGCCTGGCAGCTTGGCGCCGGAAGCGACGGGAACACGCTCGCGTTCTCCGGCACGAAGGCTCAGTTCACCTCGGTCCAGGAGGGTGAGCGGAACAAGATCGCCATCGAGGACGTGGGCTATCAGATGAACCGCGTCGCGGCCGCCGGCGACGACGAGTACACGCTGACCTTCAGTTGAGGGGCTTGTCATGGCCAAAGCGACTAGCAACGGATGCGGCTACGGACGCAGCACGCGGTGGGGCCTCGGAATCGTCGTGATGATTTGGCTCGGCCTGGCCGCGCTCACGTTCGCCATGGCAAGCTCGGCTCGCAGCGAGGCCTCAGCCGCCTCGGAGAAACTTGAGGCGAAGGTGGAGGAGAACCGACGGGACCTTCAACGCTACCGGGAGCTGGTGAGCCGACTCGATGAGCGGCTCAGGTCCATGGACGAAAAGCTCGGCCGGATCGACGAGAGACTCAATAGCCAATAGGAGAACGCGGACATGCCTTTAGCACTGAATCGGGACGCCTGGTTCAAGGTCTGGCTGGAAAGCGACGAGGACATCGAGGAGGAGAACCGCCCGCACTTCGTCAGCCGCTATCTGGCGGACAATTCGTACCGCCAGATGGTGGGCATCGAGGAGAGAGTCGAGCAGGTCGGCGATGACCTCGGCGCCATTCTGTCGGAGATGGAGGACGTGCTCTGCCTCGCCGTGGTGGATTGGCGGAACATGACCGACCCCCTCACGCACAAGGAGATCAAGTTCTCGCGGGAGGCGGTGGGCGAGGTCCTCAACCCGAGCGAGGTGTGGGAGTTGATTTATAAAATCCTCGCGCAGAACCGGCTCAAGGTAGACGCACAAAAAAAATTCGAATCGCCGTCGCCCATACGTACGGGCAAGTCTGCAAAGGGTGCCCGGGCCCGCAAGCGTGCAAAGACGTCCCGACGGAAAGGGAGCCCCTCGTAGTGGACTGTCCCGTCTGCGGCGGCGCGGGATGCGACGAGTGCGAGGGAGAGGGACGTTGGGAATTGACAGGCTGTCCTCTGGAGTTCGTGGGGGAAGACGTATGGGAGCTGTTGGACTTCGCGGAACTGTACAAGAAGGGCTGCCCCCCGGTGGCGGGCGGGTCGCTGGACCAGACGCACTGGTTCAACGAGGCCGCCCGATTCGTGTGGAGAGAGGAAAGCTACTGGCGGGCGAAACTCGGAATCCCCTGGTGACGCATGGCAAAGCGTGACATCGACATCCTCCTGCGAGCGCGCGATCAGATGTCGGGCAAATTCGGCCGGGCCACGAAGAAAAGCGAGGGCCTGCGCAAGGCGTTCGTCGGCCTGAAGATGGCAGCGATCGCGGCCGCCGCCGCCATCGCGCTGATGGCGGCGAAGACGGCGAAGGAGAGCCTCGAGGCTTATGCGAAGCAGGAAGCCGCCGAGCAGAACCTCAGCGGCGCCCTTGCGCTCGTGGGGGAGCACGCCCGGGCGCAGGTCCCGATGATGAAAGAGTTCGCCGCCGGCATTCAGCAAATCACAACCCAGGGGGATGAGGCGACCCTCGAGCTGATGGCGATGGGCGCCTCGATGGGCAAGCTCTCCGGCCAAGAGCTGAAGGATGCAACGACGGCGGCCATTGGGCTGGCGAAGGCGTACAAGATGGACACCGTCGCGGCGATGCGTCTTGTTGCTCGAGCAGCTCTGGGAGACACTGCGAGCCTCTCCCGCTATGGGATCAAGCTCGATGAGAGCCTCTCGAAGCAGGAGAAATTCAACGCCGTTTTGAAGATCGGCAAGGAGAATTTCGCGCTCGCCGAAGCCGAGACGAAGACCTACGGCGGCGCGATGCAGCAGATCAAGAATATGGTGGGGGACGTCAAGGAATCTATCGGCGAGCAGCTCGCCCCCATCGTGATCGCGCTGGCGCAGACCTTCAAGGAACAGCTCCCAGCTATCAAGGGGTTCGCACTCGGCGTGGTAGAGGTCTTCAAGAACACGCTGCGCGGAGCGATCGTTGCTTTCACCTTCATGGAGGCCGTGGTCCAGAACTGGAAGGACGCCGTAATCATTTATTTCAAGTTCATCCTGCTCGGCTGGATCAGCCTCGCCATGAACATCAAGCATTTCTGCACCGAGGTCATTCCCGCCTACCTGACCTGGCTGAAGGACAACTGGCGGCAAATCTTCGAGACGATGTGGAACGCGCTGAAGTCCTTCACGAAGAACATCGGGAAGAACCTCGCCGCCCTCTGGCGGGCCATCCGCGACTTCGTGAAGGGCAAGGGCTGGCACTTCCAATGGACGGGCCTCCTGGACGGATTCGAGAGCACGCTTAAGGAGATGCCGAAGATCGCCGAGCGCCAGCTCACCGGCACGGAGAAGAAGCTTGTGCGGGACATCCGGGAGAGGGGCGCGCGCGTGGGCGATGCGTTCGGCGCCGGCATGGACAAGAAGGTCGCCGAGCGCATCAAGAAGATGGGCCTGGGCGTCAAAGAGGAAGTGAAGGCCAGTATGCCGGCGGCCGTGGTGCCGGGAGGGGCGGAGGAGGAAAAGGCCGCTGCGGCACCGGGCCGCGCGAAGACCTTCAGCGCCTTCGAGTCTCGGTTCCTTACGCGGGCGCCCGGCGCCGATCCCCAGGTTCAGAGCGCCAATCACCTGAAAAAGATATCGCAGGACCTCGGCACGATGCGCGCGGACCAGCGCAAGCAACGCGAGCTTCAGGAGGAGCAGCTCCGCCAGGCCGAGAGGGGCACCGGCACGCTGCAACTGAAGGCGGCGAACCTCTGAGCGTAGGAGAGAGACGTGGCCGTCGTCAACGTCAAGCGCGATTGGAGCAAGGGCCGGGCGCCGGCACAGCTCGGCGGCTCGAGCGCGGCCAAGGTCTACACCGTGCTCCTGGACGGCAACGACAGCACCGACGATGCGCCGTTCGTCGCCCGCCGCGCCACGGGGATCCCCCGCGCCCGTGAAATCTACTCCGAGAGCGAGCCCTACCTGCGCTGCACCGGCGTTCACCCCGCGCCGCTCTCCCCCCTCTTGTGGGAAGTGACATGCGAATACGGCGTAATCTCGGAGACCTCCGCCGACCATCCCCTCGATGAGCCCATGAAGCTCTCGATCCGCAGCCATCAGGAACAGGTCGAGACGGACCAGGACGCCGACGGCAAGGCCATCCTCAACACGGCGAATCAGCCCATCACGCTGAAGAAGGACCACGGCGATGACGTCCTCACGATCAAGCGGAACGAGGCGAGCTTCAGCTTTTCCAAGATGGGGGAGTACCGCAACACCGT